GTGTTTGCCTGCCAAGTGCTTGACGAAGTTGGCGAGGTAACGGCGACTGAAGCCATTAACTAATCGTAATTGTCCAAGTTACACGACAAACATCATTGTCATCTAAACTGAAAGCAGTAAAATCACCAGAAGCCTCAGCCGTTGCGAAAGTCGTTGAAAAAGATGGGATGTCAGAACCGCTTAACGAAAAATCTTTACCTATGTGCATCTTGTCAAACGACGACGACGAGACCGTTCCCCCGCCTTGCTGACCTGTCCACGTTCCCTCTGCCTGATAAATCACATTCGTTGAGCCACCATAGGTCGTTGATTTAGATTCCTCTAATTTCAAATCGAAACCCTCTCCAGACGAAACAGGAGCCTCATAAGATTTAACCTGACTTGCATTATTTGATTGCCATATAAAAATCCCGTCCTTCCCATCTTCTTCTGCGTGTGAAGCCGTAAACCAGTTTGAGCCTGTATTAAGATGATAACCGCTTGAGCCAGAACCTGATGCTATATAGGTTACGACCGCATCTTTTAGGTTGTCGTGAATTGCGTTTTCAAAATGTTCTGACTGTTTAGTGAGACCATTTTTGTCGTATATAAGCAAATGTACTTTTCCGCTTATATCTACATTGAATTTTGGTATAATAATTTCCATTGTACTCCCTAACTGAATGTGATTGTCCAAGTCAAGTCTAATTGCTGTCCATCTGCAACTGCTTGACTAAATGTGGTTGATGCTAACAAATAATCGAAATCATTTGAGCCATACCCGTGTCCCACTTTCGCCTCTGTGAATGTGTAACTCGACCCGTCTGCTCGTGTACTGCTTACAAAAACAACCGTATTTGATGCGGTATTGCCAGTTACGGAAGTCATTTTTGTTTCGTAATATGTTGAAGATTGTTTAACGACTATTCCATTTTCTCCGCTTGTTGGAGAAGCAAAATTATCTGTTCCAAAAAGACCGCCCCCCATAAAAAATTCTTTAGCCTGTTGTAACGAATCTGCTATAACAGTATGAATTTCTGTACTGACTGCGTTCTTTACTTTTTGTTTTTTGCCTTTGCGAATGGATACTTCCAATTCTCCAGACATTTTCATTTTATCTATCATGACGGAGAAATCTCCCTTAAATTAATATTTGTTGAAAATCTTTGATAATTATTTTCAGTGAACGATAAAGACGAATCTTCCATCCTGACTGTGTACGAAGTCGAACCATCATTATATGTGAACGACTTGAAACTACCCTGAACTACATTCCTGAAATTCTCTAATTCTGTTTTGAAGGATGAACTGATATTGCTCCAACTCCAAGTAAATGTTTTTTTACCAGAGTGCGCCTGAACAATATACTCAACCCCAGACCAAGATTCATGCATTTGGTTTGCGTATTCTTTGCCTGTTTGTTTTCCAATATCAGACTCAACCTCAAAAGTTAAATTTGTTCCTGAATCATAATCTGCATGATTGAAATATGCCATTAAATTTCCCTTGCTGTAATATCCAAAAAACCACCCACCGACCTATTGGTCGAGGTTACAAAATACTTGCTTGACCACGATCCACTTAGGGGGTTCAGTTCCATGCCAGTAAACGACAGAACATCCCCAACCTCAATGTTGGACTTTTTAGGGTTTACCATTTTAAAATTTATAACCTGTTTTACCGATCCAACCATGTCATCATAATAGTCTAAAAAAGAATCGTTCCTATTTGTACCAGTGGCTGTTACGTTATCTATAACATAATTTAATTTTTCATCTTTTATGTTTTCTTTGCTGTCTACAACAAAATAATTTGTTCTGCCAGAAGCAGTTTTTGAAGCAGTCGAATAATAAACATTTTTAGCAGGGTTTCTTTCAAACTGGACATTCCACTTTGTTATTAAATCGCTTAATGATGTGTGCGAAATTATCAATTCTTTTATATCGCTGTGAGTCAATGACGTTGAACTATCACTAAAAGTTACAGCAGAGGGGCTGTTTGGAATAAAATGATAAATTGGAGAACCATCGTTTCTAAATCTGAAATTAAACCCACCCTCATAAGACAACCTATTTAACTCATCTTTCATTGGTTTTGTTTTGTTCGGTTCTGTAAAAAATCTAACAGCACAATTCTTTTCACTGTCAAGAGACGAATAATTTATAGGCGCATCAGTAACTCCTAAAAATCTGTAAAGAATATCCCTGTGAACCTCATGAGCCTTTGTCGCCGTTCCACTACTCCAACTTTTATCAAAACCATCATTACCACAATATACCACATCCAACTTGCTTTCAATCTCCCCAGATGCGGTTGGTTCATTATCAGAATCAACAGTGTGAACAAGATACAGCCACACATCACTAATCCTCGCAGAGGTAGAAATATCATCAAGCGTACTACTTGAAAGCCTTAAAACAACACTGTCTGGCAACCTGTTGGTGTTCCCAGTTACGGAACTTAAAATATTAACAGAAGACGAAAGGGCAGTTGTGCCAGTTCCAGAGGAGGTTTGCCTTGACGTGATTGTACTCAGCGAACCAAAAGAATAATCATACAATGTAATAGAGCCAGCATCAACAAAAGAACCAATCGTTATGTCTCCTGACAAATATAAAGTGGCAGAGGTAAATTTTCCTGATATGCTTGGAAGTTCTAATTTTAAATCTGTGGATTGCCCACCACCACTTGTGATTGTGTGAGATACGGTTGCGTAATTAGAGGAGTTTCCATCTATTGCGTTTTCTGGGTTAGTAAATCCACTTCCAGAAACAACTGCCTGTGGTCTAAACTTATAAGTGGTTAATAACCTTCCAGCAACCTCAAAGGAATTTTTAGAATCCTTTGTTACAGTCGCATTTGTGTCGAGGTCGAGATTGGCATACATTTCTGCACGACTATCATAAGTGTTAATAACTGGTGTGCTTTCACTCTTTGGAGCAAGAAAATAGATATTTCCGTTTGCCGTACTTGTCCTCGGTGATGGATACAGGGCTTTTGAGGTCATAAAATCTGATGTCGTGTGTCCAGTATAATCACCATAAGCAACTGGTACATATACACCAGTATCGCTTAACTCATTTGGAAGATCAATACCATCCCACGGACGCTTTGCTGTTATCTGTAAAGATATTTTTCCATCCTCACGAACACTATACGAAGTAAGCCGACCATTAAATATCTGCAGAGCATCAGACATGGTTGTACTCCCATTAAGAACACTGTATACTTTTACATCCTTATTGATATAATAGTTTACGAACAACTCCTTACTCAATACATTAGAACCCGTGGAATGATCAGCTATTTCTAATTGCAGATTTCCAGACTGAGAAGTGCCTTCTGTTGTGTTTATACTTTCCCTTATCATGGGTGCGTTTAATATTGCACCAGTATAACTTACAGTATCTGACATAGTAATTGTCGCAAATCCTAATCCAATATAATTAGTTGAATCCTTATACAGTCTGACTATCCAGTTTTCTGTGAACTGGCTCTGAAGTGCTGTCGAATAATTTGACGGAAGGGTAATCATTTCTTCTTTTTCATAAGGCTGTATTCTTCCCTGAGTCCCTTGATTAAACTATTTAAGTCTAAACGGCTACAGTCAATCAAATCTTTTGCCCCAACGGTGTTTTGCTTAACAAACAAAGAACGTTTAACCCCTATCCCTTTTGGGAAATCCTGCTGTGCTTTAGCAAACACACCAATCAAATCGTAATGTGCTATGCTAACTCCATTCTTACCGCCCTTTTAATAGCAGGGAGGATAGAGTCCCTAACTGTTTCGTCAACTAATGGTGCGCTGATATTTACAGTGATGTTTCTTGAACTTGAACTCTGACCAGCCCCAAGCGGATCAACAGTTACTCGTTCCCTTCCACTTGGATTGTCTCCAACCATTATCATCTGAGAACCATTTGTTATAAATTCTCCACCCGTAGCAAAAGATGGAATAAACTTATCAAATAATCCTTTTAATGCAATAGCACCAGCACTTGCTCCAGCAAAAGCTAAAATGGGATTCAGGGTTTTAAAGCTATTAGCTATGAGGTCAGCAATCGCCTGTGCAATTCTTGATTGTACGTAAGACCTAACACCAGCAAGACTGTCTGCATATGATTGTTGTTGAACTTTTGCGGTATTTTCGTCCTCATCACCCTGTTTAGCAGTTGCATCTGTTAAGGTTTTAGTTCCTGCTACTAATTTATCAACAACTGGATTTGCTTTTTCCCATTCTTCTTTCAAATCAGTCGCCTTAGTAATCACAAAAGTATATCCTTCAGCACCAAGAAGTTTCATTTCTTCTTTAAGTGCCAATATTCGAAGTGTGGTCAGATTTATCCCATTATCCCTTAATAACTGTTCACTCGCAACTCTCATCTGACCAGATATTCCACCAGTGATCTGAGCAAAGGCTCGTGATAATATATCTAATGTTCCAGAAATTTTTGGGAAACCAGCCCTTATGCCTTCGGATATTTCATTGGATATTGTAAGCCCAATAATAGAAGCACCCTTGCCAGCAATTTGCATCGCAATAGAAAGGACAGCACTGAGGTTTTGTGCTATCGCCTGACCTATAAATTCCCAACCAATGTCCCCAATTTCTTCTAATCTTGTATTAATCTTTTTTAGGTGAGGAAGAAGTTCTTTCTTTATGGCATCACCAAGACTTACCATAGCATTTTGAAGTTTTGTTTTCAGCATACTTGCCTGAGTCTCAAACTTTTCATTCATTTTCTCTACTGCGCTTGATGTCGTACCAGAGATATTGTTAAACCCCTCAACGTTTTCTTTGAACTTGCCCATGTTCCCAGCAAGGGTTTTTACTGCTAACTGTGCAGTGATATTTGGGATCAACTGCCTCATGGCTTCTGGGTTGTTCTCAACAATCTTTTGGAAACTTCCCATAGTTGATACAAAGTCAATCATTCCATCATCTGATTTTACGATCTCCACCCCAAATTCTTCCATAGCCTTTTTTGCTCTTGGGGTTGGACTTTGTAATTGAATGAAAGTATTTTTTAAAGAAATAACTGCTTCTGAGGTACTGATACCACCTGCAGTGATCGTAGCCAATGATGCTCCAAGCATTTCAATAGAAACACCAGCACCACTTGCGAATGGCATAACCTGTCCTAAGGCACTACCAAGTTCTGGGATGGTTGTTTTACCTAATTCTACTGTTTTAAAAAGAACATCAGAAACTCTGGTAACATCTGTAAGAGAATCCCCATAGGCGTTCAGGGCTGAGGTTAATACATCGGCTGTGGTTGATATGTCTGAAACACCAGCAAGGGCTAATTCTGCAGAAACTTTTAATACTTCAGCCTGTTGGGATGCTCCTTTGATACCCGCAGATATAATATCATACTGCGCTTTTGCCGTATCAGCAAAATCTAAACCAAAATCATCTGCAACATCTCGTAAACTATGGCTTAATCGTTTTAACTCGGTATCTGTTTGCTTGCCAATGGTTTGAATCTCATTAAGCCCCTTGCCAAATTTCATTGACTCCCTAAGGGCTATAGTGAATACACCACCAACGCCTAATAGTGTTTTCCAGTTTAAAGCAAATCGTTTAATAGTGCCACCAACAGTGCTAACAGCACCAGCGACTCTTTTCATTCCATTAATTGTGGGCTTTAGGTTTTTTAGACCTAATCGAATCAGTAGATCATTTTTTGCCATAATTTTTACTTTCGTATTTCTCTATTGCATTATACTCATTATGGATCACAGTAAAACAATTTAAAAGATCAGACGAAATTTCATCTAACACTCCAAGAGATATATTAAAATTTTTCACCATGTTAAATTCATTTAATAACGTTATATGCCAACCTTCCAATATGTATTTTGGGTCTGTAAACAAAGGGACAAGATGAAACAAATCCTGACCGATAGTCCTACTTGTTCTTGCATTGACAATCGCAATCTGTTCAATCTCGTCCCAAATGTCTTCAACCCTGTTGAACTCCCGTTCATTATATGTGAGGGGACTCACCGTTGTATAAGGGAGGGAATACGGGCTTACATGGTCGGATCGGTAGAGATTCCACCAAACCGAAAAGGCAAGTCCCCTCAGTCTTTTGGGTTTAACCCAGTGTACTCCATCAGAATTTGCTGTAAGATAGAATCTACCTGAACCATTGAATATTTTTCGAGTTCAGACTCCTTAATTCCAGACAGAACCCTGCATTCTTCAAGCAGTGCATAGTATATATCTGGATCAAGACCTTCTCCGTCTTCCTTACCCCAAAATGTTTTAACATTTTTTAGGTGCAACTTCCGAGCCTCTTTGTAATTAATGTCCTTAACTTCAAACTCGCCTAACTTAGGCACTACTATTTTCATATTCCCTCCTATTGGACTATGCTGTCGTTATTGAAAAAAGATTTGCACTTCCATCGGCAACAGCCTCAAAAGGCAACTCAACAAAAACTCCTTCATCACTGTCCCCTAAGTCGAGATTGTATCCAGTGAATATTGCTGTCGGAACTGATATTGCTAATGTCGGTGTTGAATCAGTAAGAACTAATGCTTTAGGTGTCCCAGCGAGAAAACTGGCGAGTTCCTGATCGGTATTAGCATCATATTTAACATTAAGGCTACCACCAAGAGCGTATTCACCACTTCTACTGTATTGCTGTGCTTCAGCACCACCACCCTGAAACCCAACTCTTAAAGCTGGGAACGTCCAATTAACAGAACACGACTTAAGCACCACATCTGCGCTTGCTATTGTCTTTGTCGTGAAATCATAAATGGTTTTTACATACGCTGTTTGCGCACCATTTGGTGCAACAGCATTTGTAGCAGGTGCTTCAGGTTTGTATCCTGAATAAAAAGTTCCACCAACAACCATTCTACCACCCTCTGATCCAGAATCCATTGTAAGAGACAATTCTGTTAGCACCGCACTGTGCATTACCCTGTCATCCGTACTTCTTGGATTACTAACTATTACAGTTGCAAATTTCCCAACAGTGGCTGTGCCATCGTGGTCATAAGTAAGCGGTGATGATTCACCTGCCCTTACAAATGGTGTTCCAGTGTCCTCGCTGATTAAAGTCATCAGCATATCAAATCCTTCACGATGGGATACCACCCATTCAAACTGAACAGACGCACTTGCACCCTTTTGGGATACGTAGTGATCCGTTGATTTTTTTATTTGTTGTCCACTTCTTAAAGTTCGTTCCTGAACCAAACCGCCCCCGAAGTCAATATCGGAAACACTAACTACATCCAACTTGACAAAGTCATCATTGGTTGCATTTACTGTCCCCATTTTATCTTGCAGGGCTATGTACAGTTCAAACTGCTTCGAAGAATAGACATTTCCGTCAGCCATTATTTAGCCTCCTTCTTTGTGTTTTTAACTTCCTTAACATAACCTTCTTCGAGCAGATGGTCTGATACGTTGTCGTGTTCGACAGTCTTTCCTTGCTCAAGATTAATGTACTTACTCTTTCCAAAACCAGCCCAGTTTCCTCCTGAGCCTAATTCAGAAAATCTTTTTGTTGCTTTTATCTTCATTAGATAAATACCTCCGTTACGATTGCTTCAAATTCAAATTCTACAATATGCAGGTCATCAACTTCCTCTGTGTCATCTCTACTTGGATCATAGGCTACATCCTCTATCCTTCCGTCGTGGAAGGTGTATGCAACCATAGCACCAAACTGAGCATTAGAGTCTGCAAACGTTGAAAGGACACCCTGAAAAAGATCATTCGTTGAAACTGCATTAGACTTATCATTAAAAAGCCTTTGTATCTTTTCACCAGTATCCGTTAAATAATCAATATGCGTGTGCTTTTCGTAGTTGCCCTTTTGTAAATAATATCGTATATTCACATTGTATCCCCTCGTCGTCCCACCGCTGAAACGTGAAATAATATTAGCAGACGTTGGCTTTAGATTAAAATATTGGTTTGATCTTGCCTGATAGTCTTTATCAAAATGGATAGGCAATTTCGTTTCATTATATATAATTTCCTTCAAAGCGTTCAAAATCTCTTTAAATGCGTTTTGGTAGTTAATTGCCATAAATTTTTGTCTTTAAATTGCCTCTATATGCTCATAAAAAAAGTTTTTGATAGTAAGGTATGCCAGTATTTAGAACCGATATGCCTGAGCATTCTTAATTGCTCCTGACGTTACAAAGTCCCCATTCACCTCTACGTTCCAAGTATCTGCAACAGTATAAACCCCTGCGCTGAACCTTACCGAGATTCCCCTGCCAATAGAAATATAAGAACCATCAACAGTTTCAGAAGATGCGAATTTGGTTGTCTGCAATCCTGTGCTATCTGAAATATATGAATCAACTATAACTGGAGAAGAAGTACCAACTGCAAACGTACCACCAGTGGTTACAACAACTTTAATATTATCATAAGGAACTGTTGCCTGTCCCCTCGTGTCTACTATTGATCCTGTTGAACTTGAATCTTGTACTATAGTAGTAACAACACCCTGACCCATTCTTTCCTGAGCCTCATTCCAAAGTTTAATTTCACCACGCTTGACACGATCCAAATAACCCATACCAGTTTCAGGGTTAATTACTCGGCTTTCATAATAATCTCCCTGCTCCCGACTTCTCGGTGAAACCAAATAAGAGACTGCCAAAAAGGCACAACTTCTGGTTATAATCTCCTCGTAAGTATCGCCAGTAGCATCAGTCTGGTTAGTGCCTTTTCTTGGTAAAATTGGCTTGTTTACATAGGCTCTAATAAAATCACTTGCCCTCGCTATGGCTTCGTTTTGTAAAGTCTTTATATCTATACCAATTTCAATCGTATGATTTGTAACTGGATTCTGAGTTGACGCTAACCAGAGTAAATCTGCGTTCTCATCATAGTACCATTCACCATCTGAATCAACAGCACCAGAGTTAGCTTGAGCATCCCCAAGTTCCAATCCATCTCGATAAACCATTGAGACTGACTGCCCAACGTTTGCTGACCTTCTAACTATCCCGCTATATGTAACAAAACTCTGGATCACTGATTTTCTATCATACTGACCTATATCTGCTTTAGCAAAAACTAAATCTTCTCTATCACAATAACTTATATTCATTAACTGTACCCTTCGTCCATTTTAATTGGGACATCCATTCTTTTTATAATCTGTAAAATTTCTAATACTGTTTCAATGTTTCTTGGTGTCAATAGGTCTGTAACATTAACAGTCCTTGAGAGGGTTTTAAGCCTAACTATCTGCTCATCAAGATGATGAACACCCTCCTCACCTAAGAAATAATTATATTTTTGTTCCATCTATTAACTCCCCCCAGACGCTTGTAACTCCTTTAACAATTTCAACCACCTCTACCTTAAAATTGCCATTACTAAACCAATCAATAATACCAAACCCGTGATTCCAATTAGTAAGCCTTCCTTTGAGCCACTTATTTCTTTTGGGAGACATATCCTTAAGACATCCCATGCCCCACGCCCCAATCGTTCCACTATCCAACTTAGAAATAGTATGGCGCTGAATATCGTGAGTATGCCCGTATACAATATTACTTCCATAACATTCAAGATGACGTTTAGCATGGTAGGTTGTGGCGTACGCTCCGTGGATGAAATTGAGTTTCCCAATCTTGAGGGGTTCGTTATATTCATAATATTTGTATCCTCTCTGTTTCCAATTACATGCATTTAAAAAAGTATAATCCGTCATGTACGGATACCTTTCGCAGAATCCGTATGTAAGCCACTCGTCGTGATTCCCAGCTAATATGTGCCGTTCTTTGCATCCTACTTTGTCTAAGACTTCATCAAACTGGTCAATACCATCATTGACTTCTTCAATTTCTTTATCAATAAGCGGTAACTGGTATTCAAGAGGTGGTTGCTTCTTTCCCTTCCATCTCCAAGCACTAACTGATTCCCATTCACCTACGTCTCCAAGATTTATAAACACAGTTGGTTTTATTTTTTCGATTGCTTTCAGCACAACATTCACTGCCATTTGATCGTGCAGTGGAAAATGCTGATCTGGGATCACAATACCCCGTTTTTTTAATTCCATACCCCTCCATGATTAAGAATGAACCCTTTTATACCACCCATAGTAAAATTTTTCTTGAACTGGGTTCTTTAGAACTATTCTTGCGTAATAAAGACACTTATAAGCCCTTAGGCGGGTTTCTTCTAACTTTTCCGAAGCCTTTATAGTCATACGACCAATGCGCCCATCTACGGCTATTTTATCGCCTTTTGGCAATTTCCCATTACAGGCTTTCTGCAAAACCTTTACTGCATTGCCCTGACCAGCATTAACTACGAAATCAAAATACTGGTAACGTAACTCTGGCATTAGCTTTTCGGCTTTACTTGGCGACCAATACAGTCTTCTGTAAATATCCAAAGCACCATCAATGGTAAGGTTCTTTATGTCAACCTCAGGGTGATTTCGCTTAGAAATTCCAAACTTGGTTTCACCGCCCCTGTCATCAGGATCATTAACATAGCCACCCTCGCTATTAAGGATGTGCTTCATTATCTGACCAAACGTAGTCCTAACTACTTCCAATTAGAATTGATCCATTCCTTTAATTCAGCCCACTGCCTATCATCTGCTTTTGATTTTGTTGCTTTAACAACCTCATCACCTGCACGAAATATGACCCCTTTAATTCCTAATTTCTTGACTCGTGATTTTACCCACTTGCCCATCATTCCTTTTAATCCTGCCATTATTTTCCCTTCCCTGCTATTTTCTTAACTCCATCCCAAACTACATCCAATAGAATGTCATCTGCTTTTGTTGGGGACATTTTTACCAATTTCTCAGCAACCATAAATCCCAATAAAAGCCATTCCCAATTAAGGGCTAACCATTCTGCCATTTTACATTTCTCCTTTCATCCAAGTTATTAAACCTCCAAACACAAATACTAAAACAGAGCCGACCCCCATAAACCAAGATTGCCTATTTTCAAGCCTACGAACCCTTCCGTTTTGAAACTTAACGTCAACACGGATTTCTTTTGTTATTTCAAAATGGGCTTTACCCTTTTCTTCAATACGAGTTATGCGCTCAAGCAATTCCTCCCTATAGATGTCAACCTGTTTTTTATTCAACGTTTTTTCCCTCCTTGACCTCGATAAGATTTGCTCTTACTCTTAGTGCCACGACCAGAGCCTTGTCTTGTTTTTTTAACATTTTTTTTAGCCCTTGCCACTTAACCGCCCTTTCAAATATGCGAGGTCGTCAGACTGATCGTTCATTTCTTTAATTAAATCTTCGTGTCGTCTATCCCTTATTTCATCAGAGCGATTCCACCTGTCTAACATTTTCAGAACAATTCCTTCAACGTTACCCATTTTAGTTTCCAACTTTGCGTTAACTTGCCTAATACTGTCTAAGTCGTCATTCTGTAGCTTTTGACTTTTCATCAAATTGACTATCATCATAACAAACAAACCGACAATTATTCCCACTGCGCCATATTCAGCATACGCTTCAAACATTTATTTTTTCTTTTCCTTTTTTTCATCTGGTTCTTTTTCTTCTTCAATTTGCTGTTGCAATACTGCAATCGCCCCAGCAATCTGATGGAAGTTTACTTCAGCCTGTTTCTGTTGTTCTTGCAACTGTGTCAACCGTTCTTGTAGTGTCATTTCGTATTCCCTTTTTTGTTAATAAACTGTTCCCTTTGAGTGCCAACTAATAGCTTTTCGGACTTGTTCTGTTGTTAATTCAAGTTTACCATCGAAATCTGCTTTCCATACTTTCGCCTTCTTCCCATCTTTAAACAAAACCACACTTGGAAAATTTCTTAATCTTAATTTTCTCGCAACATCAGGAACTTTTTTAACGGGTACAATCATCATTTGTGTCCCCAGATATGCCGTGTCCCCCTCAATTATAAACTCCCCCATCCAAAAATTGCTTCCATCTTCCGATGACCAATCAGAAGTAAACCTTACTAAATGCATTCCTTTGTAGATAACACCATAAAAATTAGCATCATTTACCTCCTGTTGTACAGGCTGGGCAAATACAAATGATAATAATAGTAGCCACCTCATTGGACTGCAATTCTCAAGTTTGTAATCTGTCTATTTAGTTCTTTAATTTCGTCTTGCATTCCTTCAATAACTTCGTAGAGGTCGTCTTGGTTTTCTTGAAGGTTGCCTACCTGCTGTTTATACTGCTCGTAAGACGGACTCCAGTTAAAATCACTAATGCCCTTGCTTGGATACTCCTGAGAGAATAACGATAGAGGTACAGGCAATTCCTTAGCCTCTTGTATGTCGGCTTGGAGCATATACCACATTCCGATAAGGCTACTAAGTCCCATTCCTCCAGCAATAATTGTTTGGAGACTAAGGGTGAACTTTGACCCTAATATTTTTTCTTCGCTTAATTCTTTAGCCATTAGTTTTTAGTTCCCCAAGATTCTGTTCTTTCCTGCCATTATGCGTTCTCCAGTGCGGTGACTTTTGCACTTAGTTCTTTTACTGCTTCTATGAGGACAGAAACAATATTAGTATAAGCAACACCTTTTAAACCGCTTTTTGCATCTTCAGTAACCACCTCTGGTAAAACTTCCTCAGTCTCTTGAGCAATTACTCCCAAGCGTATCTTTTCCTTATCCCATTGGTCATTTCTTGTATAAGAAACTCCTCTTAATTGATTTATTTTTGATAATCCACCTGAAATAGTTTGTACATTATCCTTCAATGTTTCATCTGAATTTTCAGTCACGCTTCCACCAAAGGTAACATCAACCGAATTATACCCCGCAGTTGCAAAAACAACACTTCCATCATTAGTCTTTAACATAAACTGTTTAGGTGCTGAAGTACCATAATTGCCAATAGTATAATTGTAATTAGAATATGCGTGGAAATTTATCTGTGGTTCTCCCCAGAGTGTTGTATTAAGCGTAAGCAGTGAACTGGCATTCGTATTTGTTCCCCCAACTTTTAAGGCTGACTCAAATTGCCCATTAGCACCAAATATACCACTCCCAGCAAATGTGGCGTTATTACTCGCATCCAGAGTTAATACTTTAGTTACAGAGCCTCCTGTCATAAAATGCATCTCGCCTTGCCCTGAACCACCTTCAGCAAAAATGACCAAATCATTACTTGAGCCAGCACCAGTAACTGTTGCTTCATTACATATTATACCAGCCCTTGCTGTATTCTTAACTTCAAGATAATGTTTACTTGTTATCGCCCCAGTAGCCGTTATTGACCCAGCAAATGTGGAGGTGCCTGATGTATCTATTGTAAGAAAGTCGTCTGTACCTGCAAAAGAAGAATGCCCTGAAATTTTGAACTTATTACTATCTGAGTAATCCATCCCAACACACCAATCATTCCCCCCATTAAAATAAATATATTGGTCATAATTACCATTATTCCCTATTCTCATAACAGTATTTTGACCTGCATCAGATACGTGCAGTTTATTGGCTGGACTACTTGTTCCGATGCCGACTTTTCCTGCCTGAGTAATTCTCATTCTCTCGGTTAGTGTTGCATCAGCATTTGCTGTACCAGATGGTGCAGTAGAAAAATAAAAGTTTCCACTACCCATATTTAATACCGAAGCCTCATCAGTTGAAACATAAGTCCAATCACCAGTTGTTACTTCTTCCCTAACATTTTGAGCAATTCGAAATGATGCAGATGCTTGTGTTCCTGTTTCTGAATAGAGAATAGAATTTCCACCAATAGTTAAACCAGTATAGTTGGCATATAAATTAAAAGGTGTAGCTCCAATACCGATATTGCCTGAAGAGTCAATGGTCATTCTTTTTACTAAAGTTGTTCCATTAGCACCACTATTAGTTAAGAAATGAAGAGCCCCTGCGTTAAAATATGGTGTTGAGGTTGGTTCTGCATATATTGCCGAAATATTATAATTTGTACCACCAGCAGAATTTGCAGTTGAAAAATCAATACCATATAAATCATTGATAGAATAGCTTCCAGAGGCTTCCTTAGCAATCAATATTCCCTTATTTGATGTTGTGTGCGAAGGAGATGGATTTTCAGAAGTATCAAAATCTCCAGCAATTTCTAATCCAGTAAGTGTACCTACTGATTCTAATGAACTTGCAGTTACTCCACTTGCAAGAGTCGCCCCTGTTAATCCACTTGCGGGAACTGCCGAGGCTACATCAATCGTAATAGTGTCTGGGATATTTGCATCAGGCAAAGTACCTGTGATCATTGAATCCAGTTTAATTTTTGTTAGAGCCATTATGCGTTCTCCAATGCAGTTACTTTTGCTGAAAGTTCTTGAACTGCTTTAGTTAAGATTGCAACTACACCCAATGTATTGATTGCCATTCTATCTTCTTCACCGTGTACTAAGTTTGGAAACTGTTCTTCTACTTCTTGTGCAATAAATCCAATATTATTCCTATCGTGCCTATTCAAAGATGCTTTCCATTTAAAGTTTGAAGGCTTTAATAATTCAACTTTATCAAGTGTACTGGAAATTTCTGATATTTCTTTTTTCATTGCTATATCAGAAGTATCATTAAAATCCCCGTCTATAACACCATCTGAACCATCAAAGAAACAAATTTGACCTTCCTTACCATTCCCAACTCTAAAATCTCTATATTTTGTAGCCCCATCATTGTACCCTTCATAATTAATCCACATATCGTGGTCTTCTTCATTATAAGCATATCCGCAATTAATCCTATTAGAGTTCAAAGATAATCTGCCACCATTTGTCCACGCACTGCCGTCAGGAAAAGTAACTCTCCCAGCAAATGTGGCTGAACCATCCTTTTTAAGACTTAAAACTTCTGTAGTATGAGCTACTGCATCACGAGCAGATGAAACTCTAAAATCTAATGCTCCCCAATGACTATAATTAGTATATATTCCCCAATTTCTTGCATCAGCAGTAGATGACCCATTTGCTAAAACTAAACCTGTAGCATTGTCAGGCATATATAATTGTAAATTTGTATAAGCAGTTTCTAATTGAGTGTCTCCACCAAGAGTAACATCACCAGCAAATGTGGCTGTGGAACTTGTAAGAGTTAATTGTAATGCGTTATTTACATAAAATCTTTGTTCAGCATCATTCTCAAGAACGTGATTGATATTACTGCCAGCCAAATCCCAATGAAATTGTGCGCTTGTATCTGATTCTGTCAGATTAATATATGGATTTGTTCCTGTCATAGAAAAGTTGGGTGAACCTCCCCCAGTTGATGCTGAAGTCCCAAGAGATAAGGCACTTGCACTCGTACTAACAATCTTCCCAGAGAAGAAACCTTGCCTTGAATTTAAATCCCCAGTTGCTCCAGTAGAAATATCACCATTAAAAAAAGCAGCTCCACCTGCTGACATATCAAGTTTAAGGGCATCTATTTGTGAACCACCATCATTACCTCTAAAAACTATATCTTCATCTTGAGGTACAACTCTAATCTCAAGGTCACTATTATTTCTTACTATTGAGCCATAATGTGTTCCACCATCTTTAAGATGAATATTATCCCCCGCTGTATCACCATCAAGTATAATTGTTCCTCCAACATCAAGGGTAAAGTCTCCAGCATCTGATATAGTTGAACCATTAATTGTAATGTCATCTACTGTCAAAGATGTAAGAGTACCTACTGAAGTAATAGCAGTCTGAGCCTCTTGAGTAACTGTTAGAGCAGTACCACTTGCATTACCAGTAACATTGCCTACAAAAGTGCCTGTGATTGTTCCACCATTAGTGACATTCTGACTATTAAGGTCAATAGCTCCTGACATCTGACCACCACCAAGAGGTAAATAATCTTCGGCGTCAGTTGCCCAAGAGAATGTTCCATCCCCGTCGCTTGTTAAAACTTGCCCGTTTGATCCATCTCCTGAAACCTTTAACTCGTCTGCTCCAATAGTTCCCCCGCCTACACTTGCAGACTGTCCCATCAGGACTCCATAGAAATCTGCCCCGCTTTGAGGTGCTTCAGTGAATGTGATTGTCGAACCTGATACATTGAATGCAGAAGTCGGTTGCTGAACAACCCCATCAAGCATTATAAGTAAATTTTGTATGTTCGGTGTTATGCTTACACTTCCAACCTGTAAAGTAAAAGCAACTACATCCGTACCAACGTCCCCAGAACCATTAAAGGTAGAAGCTATATCATCGAGTTCAATAAAACTTCCTGCGTTGGTTGGATTAAATCCTATATATGGCATTATGCGTTCTCCATTATGTTATAATACCCTATCCATAGTTAATGCTTTGGCATTTGACCCTGAACTGTCCATACCCCCACCGCTAACTCTACAAGAAGCCCATCCATTAAAATATACTGATTCATTGTTTGTGCATTTTACAAAAAATGCTCCTGAACCATCATTAACAATAGACCAAGTCCAACTTGATTGAACATTGGTTATAGTATGAAGTATAGCACAAGTATCACCAACACTTTCCACAACTACCTGATAAGAGCTATAAGACTTAGCTCCATTATTAGTTAGACCACCACCTTCTACTGTAACTACACATACTCCATAATTATCCACAAAGTCTATTTTCCAAAAATTAGTACCTGTATTACCAGCAAGACCTATATGTCTTGAATCGTTGTGATACCCAGTATACTGACCGTTCCCTTGTGAAATAATTCCAGTAAATGTGGCGTTTTGTGATGAATCAAGGGTTAGAGCAAGACCTTGTGCCGCTGTATAAAATTTTATATAACCACTACTATCAAGTGTAGATAAATTTATGCCAGTGCTGTTATTTGTGATACAGGTGGAACCAGCCTGATATGGACCAGCACTATTATAAGATGCACCTAACTGAAATATGCTGGTATCATTAGTTCCTGGACAATGAATATGACAACCTGCATACAAAGTAGCAGTATCTGATGTAATTTCAACGGCAGGATTAGCCCCATTAACAGCTAATGCGTTCCCAGAAAATGTGGCGTTCCCAGAAAATGTGGCGTTGCCAGTAAAGGAAGATAACCCATAATGATACAATCCACCATCACTTGCTATTTCAGTTCTTTTTACACCAGCAGTTGTAAATCCAATATGGTCTGCTTGAGTTCTATACATTCCTGTATTTTTATCTGAATCCCAAGAAAAACTTGGTGCTGTTACTGAACCATTTACTCCTAAAACTTTTCCTGCAAAGGTAGCATCTTGACCAGTGTCAAGAGTCAAGGCTGTGGTTGAACCATTAGTTTTAATATATATATTTGCTGAAGATTGTGCAATCAAGTCAGACCCAGTTCCATATATTACTTCGGCTGAATCTCCAAATTGAACACCCTCATTAGATGGTAAAACTACTGCCCCAGCGAATGTGGCTGTGCCACTATCATTTAAAGTCAAAACGGTAGTATGTGTATCTCCAGTATTGACATAAAATCGTAATTGACCCTTCTGGGTATTTACTTGTGTTAACTTTGCTTCAATCCCAGCATATGTAGTATTCCCCGATTCACCAACTCCACCATTTGGGAAATTACCAACATTAAATAAAATTTTATTTGTATTATTTACGACATCATCCGTGTTCATCATTAAATTGTGGTCACCACCTGATGCACCACTTCTATGAATAAACAATCCAGTCTCCCCAGCGTGGGTTATGTTAAGTATATTACTTGGTGACGCAGTTCCAATTCCTACCTTATTTGCAGATGAGTCAACAACTAAAGTCGTAGTATCCCATACTAAATCACCAGTACCACCAGTAAGAGAAGTCAGAGTACCTACTGACTGAATAGCAGATTGAGTTGCACCAGTTACAGTAGCAGAAGAGCCACTTGCGTTTCCAGTTAAGTTTCCAGTTATCGCCCCTGAGAAACTGGCAGTTCCCGTTACAGTTAATTTCTCAGCACCGCTTACAGCCCCTCCAAGCCCAAGCGTACCCATTTGAAACCCAGTTCCATCGTCATCAATTTTAGAAGGCGTTACTGCATCGTTTAGAATGTCAATCGTATTGACTGCATCCGTACCCAATTCAACGGAAGTAATAACTCCCTGTCCAACACTGACGGCAACCTTACTCGGTTCATATCCGTAATATGCCATTAGGTTATCTCCATTATCGAAAGCAATACATCAACTGCGTTGCTCTCGGATGCAATTACCCGAACCTCCTCATCCTGATTCAGTACGAGTTTATTTCCCGCCATAACTTCCAAAGCCCCTCCTGCGGGAATCGGTGCATCTTTGACTAAATAATACTGATCGTTTCCTGAATCGTAAACACTAACTGAGGCAGTCACGGAATTAGTCAATCTATTAGACAGACTACATCCAATCACTATTGTCCTGTACCCTGAAGTATTGCCAACCGCATATACAGATACCTCGCTTGTCCCTACGAGTCGGGATTTATTGCTTTTGAATGTATTTGCCATATTTTATCCCAATGCTATTGCAAGAGCAGTTGCCTCATCACTTACAGCATTAGCATCAGGCACTTCACGGATGACACTTGCCGAATCCTTGAAATACATTTTACTAATATCTGCGTGATAGTTTAGTGCAATCTCCCCGTTAGATAAATCGCCTGTACTCGGCTTGATATTACCCAATGAGGAGTTGCTCTTGTTTTTAATTATTATAGTATTCGCCACTAAAAAGTACCACCGTCAAGTGTAGCATTATCAACACTTGCACAACTGATCCCTGCTAAGACGTATCCACTTGCACCAGTATTAACAGTATTTGCTGGTTCTGTACCTGTGCCTTTAAAGAATGTCCATACATCCGAATTATCCTGATCTGAGAACATCCCCTTGTACTTTGTGCCACTTGATACATATTTACCAAAAAGCCCAATGTCAACCGAGTTGGCAGAGTTATCTTTTGCCATCATTATATTGACATCGCCTAATTCAACTTGCTGAGCATTCGCAGTGGTCATCGTACCATTAACTGTTAAGTCGCCACCGATAGTAACATCGTCTGGCAATCCTACTGTAAAAGTCCCTGCATCTTCTGCTACTGTTACCTCGTTACTTGTACCTTGAATAGTTAAAGTTCCACCAAGAGCAACAGGCGAAGTATTACTACTATCAGAGACAGTAACTGTACTATTCGCTAATTGAGTGTTCGTTACACCACCAGCCTTGATTGCAACTGAACCTGAAGTAACAGCGAAGTCTGTCGTTGGAAAAAATGCAACACCAGCGTTTGATGCCGTTGCCAATTCCCCTGCGATAGTTACTGCCTGTGAGGAGTGAGTTATATTAACTCCCTCGCCACTTGTGAAAGCAAGAGTTTGTGAATCTAAATCCACAGCCCCCGTTCCAGTGTCAGTAGAGAAATCTAAGTCCTGAGCAGTTACCTGAGCATCTACATAGGCTTTAATTGATTGTTGAGTTGCGAGAGATGTAGCCGAGTCTGATGAAAGAGTATCTTGGTCGAGAATACTCGCACCAACCCATTCAAAATTTCCTGCACTTGTACCACTTGCAACATAGAATTTGTTGTCAGAAGTACCCCAAACTGGCTCACCTATACTGGCAGGTGTAAGCGAACTGACGTTTGCGTCAGCACCTCTCTTTATTATGATTTTGTTTGCCATTAGAACGTACCTCCGTCAATGGTTTTGTTATTTAATGATTGAGTCGTTGCAATATCCACAATGTCGTCAGCGTTTGTACCGCCAACTTCTTTGTCGTCCAACTGATTCAATTCGTTTGCTGTTGCCGAAATCCCACTCCCCGAAATCTTTAATTGTGTTTTGACGTTTATAGAATTGCCACTTAATTCCAAATCTGTGGCTGTTCCATCCCCATCATATAAAATTCTATTAGTTGTAGCGTGAACTCCATCTGAGTCCCCAACGTGGATTAATTGCTTATATCCGTCTGCAACTGCAATAGCGGATAGATCAGTCCTTTGTGCCATAAAGTCTCCGTATCTTGGCGATTAGGGGGCTTAAACGTGATTCCGTAGAACCACCAGCCCCCATAATCAACCATACAACCTAAATCAGATTAGGAAGCGTTAGTGAATTTGTACCCACGAGTCGGATGAATAATTTTCGATCCGTAAACGGCGTCAAAAACTACCTTCGTCGCTAAGTAATCAATATCATACTGAGCCTGAGAACGAACGCCTTGCTGAAAAGCAACCGCACCACAAGATTTATGAAAGATCACACCACTAACGGCAGTCCCGCCTGTACCAAGAGCATTAGACATTTCGACGGGTAGCCCGTACATTTCGCCCAAACGCCCTGATCCGATAGCCGATCCATCACCACGAGAGTCATATCTAATGAATTTCGAGTTGTTTAATAGATCAGCATACAGAGTCGGATTAACCACGAAGGTTAAATTTCCATCTCTATAATCGAGATCGGCTTCTCCGAGTGAAGCAAGAGCCGTTTCAATTTCCGCATCTGTTAAGGTGTCATCAGTACCTAAAGTTGCACCACTTGTTACACCAGCACTAACCATTGTGGCAATATCGCCATCAATTTGTTTTGCCATTGCATAACCGAGAGCCTGAGCGTACTGAGCCATTAAAGCCCCATTCGCCTGAACCATCGCAATATCTTCAAACATTTTACTTGCGTATTTATGTTTGTCAACAACGAGTGTTACTTTAGATTCCGTAGTGGCATCATATTGAACCACTGTATTTTCCGCTTTGTCTTCAACAGTTACTTCAGTAATGGAAGGGACGTGAATCCGATCACCAGACCCTGAGACCATAGACGAATAATCATCTATCAATGGTTTCCAACGTAAGGCTCTTTCCAAATAACCAAAGACGGCATCAGACCAGATTTCAGGAATAAAGACATCAACTTCCGTTAAGCCTGTTATACCAGCACCTGTATTTACACCATAAGCCATTTATATTATTTCCTTTTGAAAGAAGATAGGTAACTCTGCCATGTAGCGGGATCAGACTTCTCATCCATAGACATTTCGTGAAATGCTTTTGGTGGATTCATTGATGTACCGCCCCGAGACGTATCCACACCTATCTTTTTGTTTAGTAATTCTTCACGTTCTTGGACTATGTCTCGCAGAGCCACAAGATCAACGTTAGTATATTTTTCCCTTTTCTCCTCGGGCAGTGCGGATAACAGCCTATCCCGTTCATCAATAACGTAACTACTGAGAGTATCATTATCTTTTTTCATAGCAGATATTTCTGCCTTGAGATTGGCAATAACATCATCCTTCTTACCTTCTTTGATTAGTATATCTTCTTTCATCGAATTGATTTCAGAAGACAAACTGTCATTTTCAGATGCAGAAGATTTCAGTTTATCGTTCACTTCCTTAAAGCGAGAATAAGGGACTTCGTGTTTTACGTCTTCATTGACTTGCTGATTGGTTACGTCCTCAGTGGACTGACTTTCCTGTTTTACGTCTGTTTGACTTTCGTTCATTTTAACCTCTTGTTTGAGTTTCGTTTCCTGTTTCTATGGGAACTTTCATTGGGTCTTTAACCCATTGATCCGTTGGGACTAAATCGCAATTACAGTGTAAACCGCAAACAGAAAACCCACTTTGAGGTAATCCTGCGAACTCCCATTCATCCCAACTTGCTAATCGCCCATGCCTAATAAGACAATCTGAGCAAATATTTGTACCAACTGACTGCCATTTGAATTGTTGCACACCCTTTTGATCGTATTCATATTTCGACCCATAGGTAGACATTCTCCCTATTCCAAATTCAGCAGTAGTTTTAAAATGATTCTTGAGACCCCCGAATATTCTCCCCCCATTTTCAAGATCGTTAAGCAATACTTCCCTGATAGCATCATCAGTAGCCCCACTTGCCCGTAACGTTGCTATAAGGGTTTCTATGTCCATTACAGTCCTTCCAACGCCATTCTGTATCTGTATTGCTATCACAAGGTTTGCCTTTTCAACCTGATCTGATATGCTTTCTAATGCTTCTTGATTACTTGGCAAGGAGTCTCTTAATCCTTCGCTTCATGTTTTTAAGTATTTCTTTTTCAGCTTCCCTTGATATGCCGAACCATTTACGTTTCGGTAGAGAAGACCCACCATCCTGATGGTAAATCCCATATGGTGCTTTAACATTTGGTGCTGATATTATAGCTTCCTGATTTCTTGCGGTTGCCTTCGTCTTTAAATACGATCCACCAAAGCCTAAAGCCCCCGTCATAGCCCCTGTTCTTATCAATGGATACGATGCAAACTGACCAACTGCCTCAGGATCAGTTTTCTTTTGCTTAATCGTTGCTTCTAATAGTGGCGTAAAAGACTTCCCATCAATATCTACTTTCCTGCCTACCCTTTTAGCAATATCATTAATCACATGACCAGCACTATCATTAATTTCATCAGCTAAAGAAACAGCAAGACCATTTTTAATTAGTCTATTCAGTTTCTTTTGAAGTTTCTTCGCTGACAGCGACATTGCTATCACTTAACTTTGCCCCATGTTTTCTTCCCATATCAAAAGCAGTAATGAATTTGTCTTGGTGCTTTTCAACAAAAGCAGTCCCAAGCATTTCTAAATACTGATTTGGGTTTTCTAAAAGTTTATCTAAATCAATAGCATTTAATATCACAGTAGCGTCTTCCCTTATTTGCAGGGTCAATTCGTGTTTATCGTTATGATATTTTGCGATGTGTTTAGGTATTGCCATTATCACCTATCGCCTTTTTAAGATCAAATTTGGTGCTTTCCCTTGCCCGTTCTTCCTCTGTTTGTGGCGTACCCTCATCATCTACCCTTGACTCCATTTCTTCCAGCATATCGTCGTCGGCATCGGGATTATATTTTCTAAACCAATCCTTCTTAGATGACAAGCCATTCTGCCATTCCCAATCCCATTGCGCCCTTTCTTCTTGAGCCGTTAATGGAAATCTTGGTTCTGTAAAGTCTACTGAGTAGTCCTCATTAATAGCCGACCCAG